ATTTGGGATATTGAAACAGACGGCCTCAAGCCCACTGTCATATGGTGCTTGTGTGCCATTAAAGATGACAAGATGTATACACTTGAGATGCCGACTAAAGAGATGGTTGAGGAGTTGTTCGCTGATGTGACTGAACACGTCGGACACAATCTGATTAACTACGATATCCCTGCGGTTGAGCGTCTACTTGATGTGTCGATAAAAGGCAAAATAATCGACACGTTAGTCATGTCACGTTTATACAATCCACAGTTGGACGGAGGTCATTCACTAGATGCTTGGGGGCAACGCCTGAAGTTCCCTAAGGGAGAATATTATGATTGGTCTGCGCTTACGCCAGAAATGGTGGAGTATTGTCAGCAGGACGTTAGGGTTACTGAACGAGTTCTTGAGGTACTCGTCAAAGAGCTTAGTGAGTTTGGAACTGACAGCATTGATCTTGAGCACGACGTACAGTGTGCAATTAGTAAGCAAATCCGCAACGGGTGGTTGCTCGACGAAAGAAAAGCCACAGACCTAGTTGCACAACTACAGGAGAAGCAAAATGAAGTTAAAGAACAAGTGCACAAAGCGTTTACGCCGCTACCTACGTTCGTTAAAGAGATCGTACCTAAGTACAAGAAAGATGGTTCGCTTTCTTCAGTGGGACTCAAGTTCCTTGGTGACAACTGGACGCAAGTAGGCGGCCCGTTCAGTCGCATTGACTGGCCTGAGTTCAACCTAGGCTCACGACAGCAGATCGGGAGGTATCTTAGGCGTTTCGGTTGGAAGCCTGAGAAGTTTACGGAGACTGGTCAGGCTATTGTTGACGAGAAGACATTGGAAACTGTTACTGATATACCTGAGGCTCAACTTATTGCGGAGTATCTCATGGTTCAGAAGCGGATCGCACAAGTCCAATCGTGGCTTGATGCCGTCGAGGATGACGGTCGAGTGCATGGACAGGTCAACGCCTGTGGTGCAGTCACAGGACGAATGACACACAGTAAGCCAAACATGGCTCAAGTTCCTGCTGTAGGGGCTCCATACGGTGCAGAGTGTCGTGCCTGTTGGGTTGTTCCCGATGGCTACAAGTTAGTGGGTATAGACGCAAGTGGTTTAGAACTTAGGATGCTTGCTTCATACATGAACGATAAGGAGTATACCAATGAAATCCTCAACGGAGATGTTCATACAGCAAATCAAGTCAATGCAGGGCTGTCTACACGAGCTCAAGCAAAGACATTTATATACGCCTTCTTATACGGAGCGGGAGACAGTAAAATCGGTTCTATTGTGGGCGGAAGTCAGAGAACTGGAGCGAAACTTAGACAACGCTTTCTCGACAATACTCCCGCACTTGCAGAGCTTAGAGAAAGAGTATCCATTGCTTCCCAAAGAGGTCACCTCAGAGGACTGGATGGACGATGCCTTCACATCAGAAGTGAACATTCTGCCTTAAATACATTGCTTCAGTCAGCCGGGGCTATCGTTATGAAGAAAGCCCTGCAGATCTTTGAGCAGTTTGCTCCAAAGTGGAAGCTAGACTACAAGCTTCTTGGGTCTATCCACGATGAGTATCAGATTCAGGCTAGAGCAGATCAAGCAGACAAGGTGGGTTACTTGATGGTCGAGTCTATCAAGGCGGCAGGGATTGCCTTAGACCTTAAGTGTCCGCTTGATGGTGAATACAAAATTGGTGACAATTGGGCTGAGACCCATTGATGACCACAACATATTGTGGTATAATAGTGGTTTATACATTAGGAGAAACAAATGGCGAATAACATTTACACCGTAGAAGACTTTGAAGAACGCCTGTCAGAGTTGACTATTGGAACTGAAGACGTACAGCGTCTCATGGATTTTGTACAGATGCGTGAACGTACAATCAAGGGACTGATTCGTAAGATCAACATGGCTGAGAGTATCATCGGCGAGTACGAGTTAGACCGTCGATTGATGGAAGGTGATTATGAGTAAGTCAATCTACACGCTCGTAGACGATATCTACGCACTGATGGAGAACCGCAACACACCCAAGGAGGTGGATGTGGATGCGGAGATTGAACGCTTTGGTGAGGCCATGAAAGACCTCATGAAGAAAGAGTTCAAGCCACAGGGTATGCGGGACAGTCGTAAGCTACGTTTGTCAGCTATCGGTAAGGATGACCGTCAGCTTTGGTACTCAGCCAACAAGTACACTCAAGAGAAACTCAAGCCGCATACCTACATCAAGTTTATGTACGGCCACATGATTGAAGAACTCGTTTTGTTCTTGACTCGTATGGCAGGGCACATAGTGGAAGACCAACAGAAACTGTGTGAGGTTGAGGGTGTCAAAGGCTCTATGGACGCTCGTGTCGATGGTCGTTTGATTGACGTTAAGTCAACCTCAAGCTACGGCTTCAAGAAGTTCAAGGACGCTACGCTTGCGTATGACGATCCCTTTGGTTACGTTGCTCAGTTGAAAGCCTATGCTCACTCTGAGGGCGACACCAAGTACGGTTGGATTGCGATTGACAAGCAGAATGGTCACTTGTGTTACCTTGAGTACGATGAGACAGATGAGCAAGCACCTGTGTACTCTGCGATCAACTACGATATTGCAGAGCGAGTCCGCCATGTAAAAAAGGTGGTGGAGCTTCCAGAACCTCCGTCCTTCTGTCACGAGCCCGTGGACGATGGGAAATCTGGAAACAAAAAGCTCGCTACGGGTTGCTCGTATTGCGGTTACAAGCTCCACTGTTACCCCACCTTAAGAGGATTTGTTTATTCTACTGGTGTAAGGTTTTTAACAGAGGTTGTGAATGAGCCTAAGGTTCCTGAGCTTCAGTTGACTCCTGTATGATAGATGATCTGTTCCCTGACGCACCGATTCCTGAGACTTCTGACAGTCAAGAATGTGTTAAGTGTCAGATACGTCAGCCTATAGAAAACTATGGTTTACTCCATTCAGGAAAAAGTCGATATAAAATATGCAAGACCTGCGTTAATCGACACAGACAAATTCTGGAGCAAGGGCGACGGAATAATCCCCGCCCTAAGGGGAACTACCGTTGCCCTATTTGTGATAGATCGGAAGAAGAAATAGTCGGTGGTGATTTAAGAAGTGTGTGGCATTTAGATCATTGCCATCAAACTGACAATATACGTTCTTGGATTTGTAGTCATTGTAATAGAGGACTGGGGGGTTTTGATGATGATATAGACAGACTTAAAAAAGCTATAGATTATTTAAGGATACATAATGAGCAAGAAGAAAGGCAAACCTCCTAAGGGCTACGACAGTTGGTTTGAATACGAGTTACACGTAGGCGTTCTTAAGGACTGTGAGTATCACCCAAGAACTATTACATACATACAGGAGAAACAATACGAACCTGATTTCGTTGTCAAAGGCTTTAACTCTCAATTCCTGATTGAGGCCAAAGGTCGCTTTAGGGACTCTGAAGAAGCCCGGAAGTATGTCGATATACGGAAGCAACTAGACAACGGTACAGAAGGATTAAACTACAAGATGGAACTGGTATTCCTGTTCTATCACCCAGACACACCAATGCCAAGAGCAAGGAGAAGAAATGATGGGACTAAATTCACAATGGCTGAATGGGCTAACAAAAACGGTTTTCGGTACTACACTGTCGAGACCATTACTACGCTACTTAAGGAAGCGGAAGTATGCTAACACTTACCGACGTGTGTGACCGTTTAAAACAACAGGATGAGATAAGTGTCCTAGAGGTTCTTGAGATCACTTCTCAAGACCTCGTGGATCGCTTCCAAGATAAAGTTGAAGAAAAGTTAGATTACTTTATAGAGGATTTAGAAGATGAGTCGTAGATTTGATAGCGTCTTTGAAGACGAAGATGACAAAGCGTATATGACGTTTGAATTTCGTAACTGTGGTAAGACAGTCACGCTCAATAATAAGTATGACTATGATGTAACGTGGAGTGAAATCTTGGAAGATGTAGTTCAATGCCTTGAGGGTGTCTATGGCTACTCATTCAACCTAGATGACTTCAGCATCTACAAGAGTAAAACTGATGAGTGACCTGAGTGAAATGGCACGTGAGTATCAACTTGGTGGTACTCACTACACAGACAAAAAGATACAGCCTTGGGACGCTATGGAATGTTGGATGACTGAAGACCAGTTCCGTGGATTTATTTTAGGCAATGTTATCAAGTATGTATCGAGGTTTCAGGAGAAAGGTGGCACATTAGACTTGCAAAAAGCACGACACTACCTAGACAAGCTCATTGAAATATGGTAAAATAGTGGGTTCGGCCTACAAGATTTTTGAGGTATAAAAGATCAATGACAAACTACCTAGGGATAACAATTGACTATGAGAGAGACAGTAGATTATCTGAACAAGCAATTACGCTCATGCGTGACTACTATATGCTTGAAGACGAACAATCCCCTCAAGAGGCTTTTGCTCGTGCTAGCGTTGCCTATTGCAATAATGATCTCGATTTTGGACAGCGTATTTATGACTACGCTTCAAAAGGTTGGTTCATGTTCGCTTCACCTGTTCTCAGCAATGCCCCGAAACCAGACGGAAAAATTAGTGGGCTTCCTATTAGTTGTTTCCTTACTTACGTGGGGGACAATCTTGATAGCCTTATTGA